TGTTCCAAGAGAATACGGTAAAGTTTTTATCGGACTTAAATTTAAAGACAGCATTACTTTAGATACTCAGCAAACTGTAAAAGATAGGATCACAACAGAATTAACAGACAATCTTGCTATCATGTCGATAACGACAGATTTTGTAGATCCAATAACAACCAATATGATTCTAAGCACGACGTTTAATTTAGATCCTGATCTTACAAGTTTGACACCACAGGCCATGGAAGCACAGGTTCAAAATACTATCAATAATTTCTTTACGACAAATTTAAAAAGGTTTGATAAAGTATTTAGAAGGTCTAATATTCTAACTCTCATTGACGCACTGGATCCGGCTATATTAAACTCTAAAATGGAAGTTCAACTGATGCAAGGATTCATACCAACACTTAATACATCATTGCAATACAAGATAATATTTCCAGTAATTTTAGCAACTCCTGATGACTCAACTTTTACAGTCACGACTACAAACTTCACTTTCAACAATAAAACATGTTTCATAAGAAATAAATTAAGTTCAAACAAGCTGCAAGTGATAACTATTGATGGTGTCGTTGAAGTTGATAATGTTGGATCTTATGAAAGTTCGACAGGAACTGTTACTTTAGTTGGATTTAAACCTAGCGGTTTTAATGGTTCACAGATTGATGTTAAAGTCATACCTGCAAATCAAAACACCGTGAGACCGTTAAGAAATTTTATTTTAGATATTGACACAGATTTATCAACCTCAAGGTCTCTTTTAGATTTTCAGAATACACAGGTTAGCATCTAATGGCAATAGACTTTCAAAGTAAAAGAAGGCTTAAAAACTTTCAGGTAAGAAAAGTAAGAGAATCTTTACCTGAATATTTTACTAGTGAATTTCCTGATTTAGTCACATTCTTAGAAAAGTATTATAATTTTTTAGATTCTGCTGATGCAACACACGCATTCGGAGATGATTTAAAACAGATGTATGCTACAAAAGACATAGGTGAAATGCCTAGTGATCTTATTAATAAATACGTTCCTGAACTCGCAGGCGGTCTTGAAACAGCAGAGAACTTTTCTGACAAAAGATTTGGATTAAGACGCCTAGCACAATTTTTAAGACAAAAGGGTACAAGGTTTTCTGCAGAAGAATTTTTTAGATTGTTTTTCCAACAAACCGCAGAGGTTGAATACGGTAAGGAATCGATGTTCATCATCGGAGATTCTGCTAGTACTATAGGAGCAGAATCTTTAAAGTTTATACAGAACGATGAAGTCTTTCAAACCTTTGGTTTAAGAATTAATACATCTACTGACATTACAAATTGGAACGCGTTATATAAGAAGTTTGTTCATCCGGCCGGTTTTTATTACGAAGGACAGGTTGTTTCAGATGCTGAAGGTATAATAACGCTATCTGCGCCGTTATCGATAGCAGATTCTGCAGTTGGTCCTACTGTTTCTTCTCAAGCTGCGATTTCATTGAACGTTCCTTTCAGACAATTTACAGTAATTCAAACAGGCTTTGGTGGATCAAGTATTTCAGTAAGAACAGATTTGACTGATCTTATAAGTGATTATCAAAGTTTTACTTTATCTCAACTAAACGTTAGTTATCACAATGTACAAGAAATGATGGCGGTTAACTCTTTTAAATTTGATGATAGTGATGTTGGTGACAGTGCAGGTACTGCAAGACCAGATTTCTCATTAATAACTGAGACAATGGACAATGATATGTTCACAAGATATTTAAGTGACTCGACTTTCTAGTATAAATAGACTTATTAGGATTTAAAAATGACAAGACAAAATATAAACATAGGCTCTTCTGCGAATGATGGTACCGGTGATACCTTAAGAACCGCAGGAACTAAAATTAATCAAAACTTTCAAGAGATATATACGCAGCTTGGAGGAGACAGTAGTACTTTAACTACACAAGTTATATTAAAAGATTCAGGCGGTGTAGGTACTATCATATTTGAAGGTACAAGCGCTGATTCGCATGAAACTAAATTGATTGCTAGTGATGTTGCTGCAGATACTACGATAACTTTACCTGATTCTTCAGGTACAATTATTACAACTACAGCTACACAAACATTAACTAATAAGACACTCACAACACCAGTAATAGCATCAATATCAAACGGTGGCACAATTACAGTTCCTAGTGGCGCAGATACCATAGCGACTATAGCTGCTTCACAAACTCTTACTAACAAGACGCTGACTTCGCCAACAATTAACACACCGATTATTGGAACTTCTTTAAATGATGCAAACGGAAATGAGTTCATAAAGTTCACAACCACAGGAAGTGCCGTCAATGAACTGACAATTGCCAACGGTGCATCCACAACTGGACCAACACTTTCAGCGACTGGAGGCGCATCTAATTTAAATATTATAATGACACCGAAAGGCACTGGTTCTGTAGAATTAAATAAGGCAGCATTTAGCTCATCTACAATAACATCGAACGGAGCAGCAAGCACTGCTGCAACTTTAATTATAGGTAATAAAGGCTCTGCTCTAGCAGTAAGTCTAGCAGATGGTACAACCGTAGGTGAATATAAAATTTTTACAAACAAAGGTGCTGGTGCGATGACAGTCACACCTTCAAACTTTGCACAAGGTTCAACCTTTGCTTTGGCCCAAAACGATGGATGTACGTGTATATGGGACGGAAGTAACTGGTTTCTAGTAGGTAACCAAGGTGAAGTAACGGTAGCATAAGGAATAGAATATGACAGCAATAATTACAGACCCTTTTAAGAAACAGCTTGCACAAACTGTATTCGATGAGTCAAGACTTGGAAACGCAAGATATTATATCGGTATCGGTAGGTCAGAACAATGGAACGCTACAGAGACTGTACCTGATCCAACTGATACACCTAGAACTGTAAGAAACTTTAGAGCAGGATTACAATCAATAAAATCTGCTACAGATCTTACCTTTGTCATTCCAAGATATAACTGGTCATCTGGTGCTTTCTATAACGCATTTGATGACGACCTTACAAGTATTCCTGCAACAAATAGTTACTATGTTTTAACAGAAGATAATCAAGTTTACATATGTCTTCAGCAAGGTAAGAGCGCGACAGGTACGGCAAACGCATCCACAGTAAAACCAACCGGCACCACTACAAAGCCGTTCAAAACTGCAGACGGGTACGTATGGAAATTTTTATACAGTTTAAGCGCCGCAAGAGCAAGTAAGTTTTTATCATCGAACTTTGTTCCTATTGAAAAAGTTCTAGATTCTGCAGGCGGTGCAGGACTATCAACTCTTGAAGTACAACAAGCATTGGTTCAAGATTCTGCTGTTCCTGGTCAAGTGTTAGGTATAGCTGTCACTACAGCGGGTACAGGATATACTTCAACTCCTACCGTAACTATTGAAGGTGATGGAGTGAGAGCCGCAGCCACAGCGACAGTGAGTGGCGGAGCGATAGTTAAAATAGAATTAGATTCAAGTACAGACAGTGCCATGGCTATGGGACAAGGATATAACTTTGCGAGTGTTTCCATCACAGGAGGCGGTGGTTCAAACGCGGCAGCTAGAGCAATCCTTGGGCCTAAAGACGGAATCGGCGCTGATCCACGAGATGAAATGAAATCAACTTCATTAATGTTTAATGCAAAACCAAATGGTATCGAAGATAGTAACTTTATCGTAGGTCAAGATTTCAGACAAGTTTGCCTTTTTAGAAATCCAAAAGAACACACTGATTCAGCGATACCGGGTGCAGTGTCTGACTTTGATAACGCTTCCGGCAAAGTTTTAAACTTTCTTAAATTACAAGCAGCAGCTAATACAGGATTTCTTGATGCAACAATAACAGGTGGTACAAGTGGCGCTCAGGCTTTTGTTGATGAAGTAGATAGCGATAGATTATATTTTCATCAAACAGAAGAAACTGGCTTTAAGCCATTTGCAGAAGGTGAGGCTATAACAGGTGGTGGCCAATCAGGTACTTTAGTAGCGGCAGGCGTTGACGCTGATAGTGACGCATTCACTAAAGACGACGTCGATAAACTATCTGGAGAGATATTATATATAGAAAATAGAGCACCAGTTACACGTTCTGCTAATCAGACAGAAGATATAAAAGTTGTAATAACACTTTAAGGATTTAACATGGCGACAACATTATCAAAATCAGTATTTACAGATACATTCAAAGATGACTTTGCTGACAGCGCCGGCTTTCACAAGATACTTTTCAACTCAGGTAAAGCCGTACAAGCTCGAGAGCTAACACAGCTACAAACGATATTGCAAGAACAAATAGCAAGATTCGGAGATAATATATTTAAAGAAGGCGCCGTTGTAAAACCAGGTGGCGCTACAATAAATCAAAAATATGAATTCATAAAGTTAAATACTACTACAAACACTCTTCCTACTGACACTTCTGTATTAGTCGGTACGTCTTTTACTGGGCAAACATCAGGAGTCATCGTAAAAGTTTTACAAGTAGTTGAGGCTACAGGCTCTGATCCTGCTACTTTATACGTACAATACACAAACACCAGCGCCGGATCATCTGGTACTAGTACTATTCGAATGACAGCTGGTGAAGACATTAATAATGGTTCCATAACTCTTACAGTTCAAACGACAAATACTAGTGCAAACCCTGCTACTGGTGTTGGTATTCTTATAACGCTGTTATCTGGAGTTTACTATGCAAGAGGACACTTTGTATTTACAGAAGATCAATCAAAAATAATATCAAAATATACAGATGTAGTTGACACAAACGTTGGATTTAAAGCTGTTGAGACTATAGTGACTTCTATAGATGACAATTCTTTGTTTGATAATCAAGGTGCGTCACCAAACTTAACGGCACCGGGCGCCGATCGATATAAAATACAATTAACTATAATTGAAGAAAACGAAGTAGATTCAGATGAAAACTTTATTCATATTGCTACAATTAAAGATGGCGTAATATATAGTGCAGTTGACGACAGAAACTCATACGATGTTCCTAATGAAGTTATAGCAAGAAGAATTCATGAAAACTCTGGCGATTATTTTGTTAAACCATTTACAGCAAAATTTGATTTAGATTCAGAAGCCACTCACTTAAATCTTGAAGTAAGTTCTGGAACTGCGGTTGTTGAAGGATTTAGAGCATCAAGAGATTTTCCAACTACTA